TCATTGGCACAAACTGTACATCTCTTTATGGTAAAAGCAATGTTGCATATGTTCCATACGGGTTGCAAGCATCAGCAACATCAGATAGTGGTGTTGTTATTAGTGGTGATGCTAACCATGTAGTTGTTAGCTTAGTAGCTGTTGGAGCTACTGGTGATGTAGGTGTAGTAGGCGTAGCAGTAACTAGTTTAGTTGGTGTATCCGCAACGGGCTTTGTTAATGATGCTGTATCGTTTAGTTTAGGCTGTAGGTTTGAAATTGATAGTGTTAGTGCTACAGGCAGCGTAGGTGATGTCACTGTTGTTGCTAAAGCAATTACTAGTTTAACTGGTGTAGAAGCACAAGGAAGTGTTGGTAGTGTTGATGTGGTTGCTAAGGCACTCACAGCAATAACAGGTGTAGAAGCTACAGCAGCTATAGGCACTGTAGAAGTAAGGTCGATTAATAAGATTCCTGTAGATGGAATTGAAGCAACAACCTCAATAGGTAGTGTTGTTGTAGTGGCAAAAGCCACAACAGATTTGCTTGGTGTTGAGGGTATAGCTAGTTTAGGGATTGTCTCTGCACTAGCTAATGCCTTAGTAGTCATCACTGGTGTAGAAGCTACAACAGCTCTTGGTAATGTTGAAGCAGCTAATAATGCTAGACCAACCTTTGATGGTGTGGAAGCTACAGGTGCTATAGGTACAGTGGCTGTTACAGTTACTGTATTTGATTATGCTGCTGTAGCAAGTCTTTATGATAAAAAACGCACTGTGTATGTTGAGAGACAAAGCACAGGAAAAGAAAGAACAGTGTTGGTGTTAGCTGAGTCTCGTAGAGTTTATGTGGATAGACAATCTACAGGGTATGACAGAACATCTTATGTGGCTATAGAGCCTAGACAAGTATATACAGATAGAAAATCCACTTCTGCTGATAGAAGTGCTTTAGTGGAGTAGGAGTTTAATAATGTCTTTTCGATGGCCTAACAAAGATCCTGATGAAACTTTAGACTACAGTGTTGACTGGTCTAGGTTTCTAGACACAGCAACTATTAGTAGCTGTTCTTGGTTTGTTGATAATAGCTCTGGTGTAAAGACAGCCATTACAGGAGGTAACACTGTTAATGGCATTCAGAACGTAGCACAAACTATCTCTGGTAGTGTCACCACTATCAATCTTGGTTTAGGTACTAACAACACTGAGTATAAGTTTTATTGTAGAATTACAGATAATAGTGGTAATGTAGCTGAGCGAGTCACTCGTTTGCGTGTTAAGGAACAATAAGAATGGCATACAACTATCTTGGACTTACCAATGAAGTTAATAGAAGGCTTAACGAAGTTGAACTAACTTCTGCAAACTTCCCTACAGCTACTGGTTTTTATGCACACATCAAAGATGCTGTGAATGCTGCTATTAGAGATATCAACCACACTCACTATGAGTGGCCTTTCAATCATATACTTGCTGAAGAAACTTTGACAGCAGGTACAACTAGATATGCTTTTCCCTCTGATGCTAGCACCATTGACTTTGATACTTTCCGTATCAAGGAAGATGCTACTTTAGCTAATGAGACAGTTAGACTTAGCATCATCACTTATGATGACTATCTGCAAAGATTTGTAGATCAAGAATATTCTACTGATTCTAGTAAGCGTGATGTTCCTTCATATGTATTCCATGCTCCTAGTTTAGAGTGGGGTGTTGTTCCTGCTCCTGATCAAGCATATGAAATTGCTTATGAATACTACAGAATTCCTGTAGATCTTTCTAGTGCTACAGATGTTCCATCTGTCCCAGAGAGATTTAAACAAGTTATTCTTGATGGTGCTATGTACCATGCTTATATGTTTAGAAGTAATGAACAAGCAGCTACTCTTGCTAAGACTAAGTTTGATGAAGGCATTAAGAAGATGAGGATTCTTCTTATCAATAAGTATGTGTATATGCAATCTACTGCCATCACACAATCGTCTGCCTTTGGTGGCTTCGGTGATAGGGTTAAATAATGGCTGATGGATGGCAGACATACCCTTTTGAATTTCGTGGTGGATTGATTTCAAATCTATCACCACTTCAACAAGGCACACTGGCTCCCGGTAGCGGAAGACTCATGAAGAATTTTGAGCCTTCTGTTGATGGGGGCTACATGCGTATTGAAGGCTATAACAAATACGACAGTGCTTTTACACCCGCATATGGTGAGCCTAAAGTGCAGGGTAGTGGTCAAACTGGTACTACCTTAATCATCTCTAACATACTTACTACTCCTATTGCTGGAGATACATTCACCATTGCTGGTGTAACTGGTACATACACCATCGCTGCTGCTGGTGTTTCATATAGCTCCACATTTAAAGTTGCTACAGTGACACTCACAACGTCTTTAGCTTCTAGCCCAGCAGATAAAGCAGCCATTACATTTACATCTCACACTGGGCTGGTTAAAGGTATTGCAGCATGGAACAATCTTGTTGTTGCTGTTAGAAACGCTGATATCTACACAACCACTGGCACAGGCTTTACCAAGATAAGCAAGCCTCATTACGGCACAGTACTTGTCAATGGTGGTAGTCAGACAGGCACTAGTCTTATTATGGATGGGCTGATTAAAGCTCCACAGATTGGTGATACTTTCAGTGTTGCTGGTATTGAAAAAGTGTATACAGTGTTGGCTGTACCCACGGTGACTTCTACATCTGCCACTGTATCCATCAACCCAGCACTAGCTTCTAGTCCTGCTGATAATGCTGCCATCACTTGGCTATCTGCTAATAGAGCTAGTAATTTCAAGACACGCTTCAGTAAGTATAGACTTAATAGCACTGAAAAGATTGTTGGTGTTGATGGTACAAACTATCCATTCATCTATGATGGTACAACATTTAAAGTGTTATCAGATAAGACAACAGATATTTTAGGTGCTCAGTTTGTTATTAGCCATAAGAATCAATTGTTCTTTGCTAAGAATGAGAACATCATCTTCACAGCTCCCTACACCGATGATGACTTCACTGCTGCTGCTGGCTCTGGCATCATTAATGTTGGTGGCCTCATTACAGGAATTGTTGTCTTTAGAGAAACACTAATAATCTTTACAGAAAAAACTATTAGTCAGCTTACTGGTACAACCATACAAGACTTCTCTCTACAGCCCATCACCAAAAATGTGGGGTGTGTAGCTTCTGACACCATACAAGAAGTTGGTGGTGATGTTATGTTCTTAGGCCCAGAAGGGTTAAGACTCTTAGGCGCTACAGATCGTGTTGGCGACTTTAGCTTAGGTGTGGTATCAAAACCTATCCAAGCTGAGATGACTTCTTTAATTAATAGTAATTCAAGTTTTGCTAGTTGTGTTATTAAACAGAAGTCACAATATAGGTTGTTTGGATATAATAGTAATATTACAGCAGCTAATGCTAAGGGAATATTGGGAACACAGATGACTGGTGAATCCTCTGGTGGTTTGGCTTGGGCTGAGCTGGTGGGATTTAAATGCTATGTAGCTGATGGAGACTATCAAACTCAAACAGAAACCATTGTATTTGCTAATAATGATGGATATGTTTATGAGATGGAACAGGGTAATAGCTTTGATAGTAAAAATATTGTTGCTTCTTTTGCCACCCCTTATGTACCTATTAATGATTTTAGAATTAGGAAGACTTTTTATAAGCTTTTCCTCTATACAGATCCCCAAGGATCTGTTACAACATCAGTGAATTTAAAGCTTGATTTTGATGATCAAGGATCTGTACAGCCATCAACAATTGTGCTGTCTAATAATGCAGGTAGTGTAGGTTTTTATGGAACCAGTGGTGCTAAATATGGCACAACTGTTTATGGTGATAAGTTGAAGAAGCAATTTCAAACACAGGTGGTAGGCTCTGGATTCTCTGTATCGTTACAGTTTGTTTCAGATAGTCAAGACCCTCCATTTTCTCTGGACGCTGCAACGCTAGAGTATGCCACACATGATAGAAGATAAGGAATAGTTATGACGGGATATGTTCGTAAAGATACTACCAACAACATTGCTGATGGCAATGTAATTAATGCTGCTGACTTAGATGCTGAGTTTGATGGTGTTCAAGATGCGTTTAATGCTTCTACAGGACACAAGCATGATGGTACTGCGGGAGAGGGAGCAACAATTAATGCTCTTGGCCCTACACAAGATGTAACTGTTTCTGCCGTTCTGGTGGCTCCTAAAACTACAAACACTGTAGACATTGGTAGCAGCGCTTTAAAATTTAAAGACTTGTTCTTAGCGGGTAATGCTAGCATAGGTGGAACATTGGCTGTCACTGGAGTGGCGACATTAGGCGCAGGTGCTATTCTAAATACACCAGCATCTGTGACGCTTACAAACGCTACAGGTCTTCCTATCGCTACAGGTGTATCAGGCTTGGGAACTGGTATAGCCACCTTCTTAGCCACTCCCTCTAGTGCCAACTTGATTGCTGCTGTTACAAACGAAACAGGTACAGGCTCTTTAGTCTTTGCAACTTCACCAACACTTGTCACACCCGCCCTTGGAACTCCCTCTAGCGGTGTTGTCACCAACCTAACTGGTACTGCCTCCATCAACATCAACGGCACAGTAGGCGCTACGACTGCAACTACAGGTGCGTTTACCTCACTCACAGCATCTACAACTCTTGGAGTAACAGGAGTATCTACCTTAACTGGTGGTGCAGTTGTTCAAACTCTGACTGTTGGTCTTGGTCTTGCCGCAGTTGCGTCAAACACCGCTTTGGGTAATGCGGCGTTATCATCAAACACAAGTGGCTCAGCAAGCGTAGCAGTTGGCTATCAATCGCTTAAAGCGCAGACAACTGGATTTAACAATAACGCACTAGGTTTCCAAGCGTTGTTAAACAACACAACGGGCGGTTCAAATAACGCCTTTGGTCAAGGCGCATTAAAGGCAAATACAACGGCTTCAAACAACGTAGCGTTTGGAGATAACGCTCTTGTTGCCAACACTACTGGTGCTACAAACACTGCCGTTGGTACTTCTGCTCTTGCCGCCAACACCACCGCAGGTAACAATACGGCTGTTGGTGCTTCTGCTCTTACCGCCAATACAACAGCATCTAGCAACACGGCTGTAGGCTTTCAAGCTGGTGCGGCAAATACAACAGGCAATTCACTTGTCTATGTTGGCTACCAAGCTGGTAAAGCAAGCACCACTGCTGACAACAATACCGCTGTTGGAACTTCTGCCCTCCAAGCCAACACCACAGCATCTAATAACACAGCCGTGGGCTACCAAGCCGCATACGCCAATACCACAGGTGCAAACAATGTTGCTATTGGTTATCTGACACTAGACTCAAACACAACTGGCGGTAGTAACACGGCTGTTGGTACTTCTGCACTAGCTTCTAATACCACAGCGGGCAACAATACTGCTGTTGGTTTCCAAGCTGGTACTTCTAACGTAACAGGAACCAATAACGCTTACTTTGGACACAATGCTGGTCAGAACGCAACAGGTAGTCAAATTGATGCTTTTGGTATTCAGGCGGTAAAAGCCTCTACTGCCGATTTCAATGCTGGCTTTGGTTTCCTTGCTTTAGTGTCAACCACTTCTGGTAGTTTTAATACCGCCCTTGGTCAGTATGCTCTGCAAGCCAACACCACAGCGTCTAATAACACAGCAGTGGGTTATCAGGCGGGATATAGCAATACCACAGCAGCAGGTTTGACTGCAATAGGTTATCAAGCGGCTTACTCAAACTCTACTGGATCATCTTATACAACAGCCGTAGGCAATCAAGCGCTTTATTCAAACACTACGGGCGCAAGCAATACAGCCGTAGGTTTCCAAACAATGCGCCAAAATACCACTGGCTCATATAACAATGCTTTTGGAACTACAGATAACAACGCTGGTGGCGCTTTACAAAATAACACTACTGGCTCTTATAACAATGCTTTTGGTGCTGGCGCATTAACAAGTAACACTACAGGCAATAATAATGCGGCTTTTGGTGATAGAGCATTAAATCAAAACACCACAGCATCCAACAACGTAGCTGTAGGTTTTGAATCACTCAAAGCAAATACAACTGGAAGCCAAGTTACAGCCGTTGGTAGACAAGCGTTATTAGCCAACACTACTGGCATATACAACACCGCAGTAGGTAGCAATGCACTTGCGGCAAACACCACGGCTAGGTTTAACACCGCTGTTGGTATGGAATCTTTGGCGGCAAACACAACTGCTGAAAACAATACCGCTGTTGGATATAGGGCTTCTTCTGCAAACACAACTGGAACTGACAATACGGCTGTAGGGTATAGGGCTATGCCCGATAGTACAACTGGCTCTGACAATACCGCCGTTGGATCGGATGCACTATTAGGATTAACTACTGGCAGTAATAATGTAGCCGTAGGAAAACGTGCCCTTTTTGCCAACACCACAGCATCTAACAACACTGCGGTAGGTTTTCAGGCGGGATATAGCAATACGACAGGTGACATTGTTGCATTTGGTTATCAAGCCTTATATACCGCTTCAACAGCCTCTCAAAACACTGCTATTGGTCAGCAATCATTAAAGTTAACAACTTCAGGTGGCTTTAACACGGCTCTGGGTTTTAATTCTGCTCAATCAAACACTACAGGTTCAAACAACACTGCTTTAGGACATTCTGCTCTTAACTCCAACACCACAGCATCTAACAACACTGCTGTAGGTTATCAGGCTGGGTATAGCAATACTACAGGTAATATTGCGGCCTTTGGACAAACTGCTGGATATGGAAATACAACTGGAACTCTAAATACAGCAATCGGACAAGCGGCTCTAAGTACAAATAGCACTGGAAATCAAAATACTGCCGTTGGTTATACCGCACTGCAAATGAGTACTGGTAGTAGTAATACTGCTGTTGGCACTCAAGCTCTTAATGCAAACACCACAGCCTCTAACAATACTGCTATAGGTTATCAAGCTTCTTTCACAAACACAACTGGCGATTTAATTACTGCTGTTGGTCAAGGTGCTCTACGAAGCGGAAGCACGGCAAGCAAAAATACCGCAGTGGGTGCAAGTGCCGCTTATTTCACAACTGTTCCCGGTGTAAATGCGTTTGGTGCATATGCTTTGTACAACAACACAACGGGTAATTTCAACTCTGCGTTTGGTGGCGAAGCATCTGGCTCTTACAACGCCGCTTTGTTTACAAATACTACAGGTTCAAGTAACTCAGCATTTGGTACGCCTTCGTTGACGTTCAATACCACTGGTAGTAATAACTCTGGCTTTGGATCACTTTCTTTACACGCAAATACTACTGGCAGTCAAAATACCGCCATGGGGGCAGAAGCACTTAAAGCTAACACTACAGCATCTAACAATACCGCAGTAGGGTATCAAACATTAGATTCAAACACTACTGGCGCTACAAATACTGCTGTTGGTACTCAAGCACTTCAAGCCAACACCACAGGCAACAATAGTACCGCTTTTGGTTATCGTGCGTTATATAACAATACTGCAAACGGCAATTCTGCTTTTGGTAGTAATACAATGTTAGCCAA